GTAGAGATATACATCAGGTGCTTCTAGCAAAAGCCAGTTATCTGAGTTACTACTAAGGGATGGTACTTTCTGATAGTAAAGCAACTCAAAATCTGTGTCATTACTCGGAGTTGGGTACAATTGAAATTGTCCATCTGCGTGTGTGTACATACGAGGTGTGCCTGTAGCATTCTCGTTAGCGGCTCTCTTGTCCGCCATAGCATCTCTTGAGACAAGGTTAACAACTGTAGTGCCTGTGCCTGTAAGATGTAATCGTATTGTTTCTATCCAGTCTGAAGGTACTTGCATGTACTCATCACCACTAGATTGTTGTCCACTAGACCTTGCTTCCATCTTGAAATGTCTAATGTCTCTGTTAATTTGTGCCTCAGCCAATGTAATAAAATCAGGTATTACTGCTGTAAGGTCATCTCTGTTTAGGAAGTCAGCTATCGAAGCTTTTAATCCTGTGTAATTAGATAAAGACATATCAGAACCCCAAATTGTTTACTGGCATTTTGTTTACTGGCATTTCATCTTGTATGCCATAACCTGTTGCCATAGCAGGATTTGCCACAATCATTTGCATAAGGTTTATTTTACCATCATCGTCTGTTCTAGAAAAAGCGTTAATCACTTGTGCTTGTTCTTGTTGTGATATAGCACCTAATATCTGAGAAAACTTTTCTTGTAACTCTTTTACATTTAATGGTGCAACAGCTTCTCTATACGCATTAAATTCTGTATTTGACATTGCACCTGCATTACGAGTAGGTTTTTTTAGTGGGTCAAATTCTGTACCTGTATCTTTATCCATAAAGTAACTCATTTCTTTATTAGATACTGCACCTTTGTTATTATTAGTGAATTGTTCTAATAAACTTAATATGCCTTTTTTGTTACCGTACATGGCTTCTCCTGTTTAATTTAGCAGTAGTATATCACTTCTTTTTCTTTTTTTGCTGACGTTTTAATCTTTCTTCGCCTAGTTTAATTGCTTTATCAATTCTTTCTTCAGTCAAAAGTGTATGTAATTTTTGACCCATTAATGATTTATTTTGTGGCGCTATATTTGTTTCAATCGTTTCTGTTGTTATTGGTACACCTTTTTTGGTTTGTGCATCTATTAAATCTAACAAACTAACTGGCTCTTTAATACGACCTTCAAAACTACCACCAACAGCTTTGTTATAAGTTCTATGTGGTGAATCTAATATACCTCTAGATATATCTGCTTCCATAACATTGTGTAATGTGAATGGGTCAGTAAATAATTGTGTTGGGTCTGCATTAGCTAATTGATGCTCTAGCATTGAACCTATTTTGTCTTTGGCATTAGTGTCTAAATGTCCAATCAAAGCGATACGTTGCATTCCTGTTAACTCAGTTAGGTCTACATTTTTAATACCTTTAAAATTAGGATTTAATTTAACCTTTTCACTTGGTTTTATTTTTTTGCCATCGGCATCTTTGTAATGTTTTAGGTACTCTTGCGCCCTAACTTTATCATCAATAACTTTCATTTCTGCATCAGTCAAGTTAGCTCTTGCCGCTTGTATCATTGTGTCTGACATTTGTACTGAGAAGTTAATAGCACCTCCACCCATTTGCCAAGGCATTATAAGTGGTGGGTCTTTACTTAACTTTTGTGCTTCAGTAAGATTGTTCATTAACGTTGACATAGCTTTCTCATCGTTTGCCCAAGCTAAATCAGGGTTGTCTAATGCAAATGCTTGACCACCTTCATCTTTACTACCTTTAGCAAGTTCTTTACCTGCAACTTCCATAGTAGTTTGACCTGTTGCAGATGTATCTGCCATTGGGAATATTACAGAACGTCCTGCGTAATCACGCAAAGATACTGGCTCTTCTGATAATAATCCACCTTCTTTGACATAGTCAGGAATGATTTCTTTGTTTTCTAAAGCTGTTCTTAAATCATCATCCATGATTCTTTTTCTACCATAACCTGCGGCTAAAACTTGAGCTTCAGTTGCATCCATACCTTCGTACCTTACAGCATCACTTAATAATCTTCTGCCTTGTTGTATCCCGTCACCTCTTATTAACACATCATCACTTAATAGATACTTTGGAAATCTTTCTGCTCTTTCAGTTGCTGTTAATCCAATGTCATCTTGTGTTTGAAAAGCTTCTATCTCACCTAATACTCTGTTTCTGTAATTGTCAGTACCCTTTGTAACGACATACCTATCAAGCAATCCAATTTCATCGTGTAAGTTTTTTATACGTGTTGCAATTGCTTTTCTTTCATCAAATGACAATGTTTTATCAGTTTCTAATTGTTTATTTAATTTAGCAATTTCCTCACGTGGCACAACAAGACCTTCTTCTTGTAACACTCTTCCTGCTTCTGCCGCAGGTGAACTACCTGTACCATGACCTTCTATATTTTGTATAGGATGTTGAAACTCATGTACTGACTTACCAAGTTTTAATTTTTCTTGTGCAGTCGCAGGGAGACTATATTCAGCTAATGTTTTTTGACTTGTTGGGTTTATATTTATTTCTTTATCTACATCACTATAATAACCAAACACATTAGGTTCTAAATTAAAGTTAAATGGTTTTACGTTTAATTCAGCTAATTCAGGGTATGCCTCATACAATTTAGGATGGTCTAAATAATCTTTAGCTTTAATTGTTGTGTCTTTATCTACTGTGTATTCAGATAAATCTTTTATACTTGCTCCTGAATCATCAATTTCAAATCTCCAGTTTCCATCTTGTCCTTTTGCAAATCCAGTTTCATTCCATATTGTTTGTGCATCAACACCGTTATTTTCTAAATCTTTTGCTTTAGCTAAATCATTAGTTTTACCAACTTTTGTTGCGGCTTTTTCACCTGCAAATATTTGTGTACCTATAGTATTACCGAATGGTGCTGTTGCAGTTACTACATTTTGAAGTTTGTTTTCTATTTTTTTAGAAAGTGTAAATGCACTACTTGGCATTGATGCCCATGCTAGTAATCCATCTAAACCATATTGTTGTATAATCTCACGTCTAACTTGTGGGTCAAGCAAGGCTTCACCTGCTGACTCCATCATTTTTTCGTTCTTTGTTATTTCTTTAGGTTGGTTTTCTTTTAATAAATTAAACAAACGGTCAGGCAATACTGCATCATAGAATACATCTGTAGCATTAGTCATTGCACCTTGTCCTACATCTAATAAGCCAGTAGCTGTATCTATAGGATTGTATACTGCACCTACTACTTCTTTAACAAGACCCGGCACTCTTGATGGCAAATTGTATATTGTATTGCTTAATGATTTTGAAAAGTCAGCTTCAGTAGTTGTAGGTTTACCTTGTAAAAGACCTTCAGATATTCCAATGTTTTTTAGGCTAGACCAGTTTTCATCTATGTTTTGTTTTACATTTTCTTCGGTAAACATATCAAAGAGACCACCAACTAACTCCTCTTTGTTATCCCACATGCTTTTCAGCAAACCACTCATACTACTCCTTGCAAGTTTCTCCTTAATGGTTTATCCCAGTTCTCATTATAAGGTTTGTAGCCTATTGCAAGATACCTTGTAGCATCTGCACCATGTGAACTCCAGTCATGTCTTGGTCTCATCCTCCAAGTCTTACCATTATCATCCCACTCTCTGCTATAAGCCTGTAAGGAATCGATAAGTTTCTCACATGATACCTCATCGAAATAGCATTTGTCTAGCATTGTTCTGACTTGTTGTATGCCATCGTCAATTAATAATGATGGTGCTATCTCAATGTTGTTAATACCTAAGTCTTCAAGCATCTCCATTCTACTTTTACCTGTGCCTAATTCCCTGACTCTAACATCATGTGGCAGAACGTGTTGGTCGTATACATAGCCTTTGTCTTGCAACACCTTGACGTAATGCTCTAGTCCTACACCTGAGCCTTCATAGTAATCAATGATATGTATCTCAGCTCCTATAAATTGTGCAAAAACTATTGATGTGCTGTCACCTATTCCTAAATCCCAACTTGTAACTACACCTTTAGCTCTGTCATATCTAACCTTTGTAATTCTATCTTCATCTTTGGCTCTGCGTAATTCAGCAGAATAATATGCACCTTCACTAAATACAAGATAACCACCTTCCCATATATGTTCGTATGACTCAGGACGTTTCTCTTTATCTTCTAGTCTTTGCTCATTGAGAACGTCCGGAAACCATGGGTTGTCCTGCCATTGCATACTAACTATTTTAGAGTCTGAAGGAAAGCTATCTCTAAATCGTTCATGTGTTGCACTATACTTTGACTCAGGATTCCATGTAACCCATACCTCAGAGTTAAAGCCAATGCTTTTATCTTCTTCACGTACTGTAGGCATCAACAAATCCCATGCTCTACCACTAACTGATTCAGCTTCATCTACCCAAGCTATAAGAATACGTGACTGTGATTTAATACTGTCTAGTGAACGTCTTAGTCCTGCAAAGGTGTAAGTTATATTGCCATCCTTTGACCTAATAAATTTTTCACCTATCTCGTAGTAATCTGACAGCCAGTCAACACTAAGTATTGCAGATTTAATCTCCGCCATTGATGACTCACTTAACGAGTTCATAAACTCTCGACCACAAAGTATTGTGCCTCTGACACCTGACATGCCCCAACGATAACCAAAGACTGCTGTCATCAATGCAAAACTTCTTGTCTTGCCACTACCACGTCCTCCATAAGCACCACGTATTCTCGCTGTGCCTTCAAAGATTGGTATTAATTTATCAGGTAATTGAACTTCAGCTACTTTGCTCATGCTTACTAACTAATTGTATAACTGTTGGCTTCATAGATTCATCACTAGATGTTATGTCTTGCTCCATCTTATCGTGGTATCCATGCTTACCTAAAACAAGCTTAGTTATTGCTGAATTAAATGTGTTGTTAAGACCATTGTTTACAAGGGTTTTAGCTTGGACTTGCATACATCTGCCTAATATGTCGGAAAATCCCTTATCTTTTTGCTTTGCCCAATCATATAAAGTGTCTCTGTGTAGACCTAAATGTTCTGCCATTCCTTCAATACTTGGAATCATATCACCATACATTTGATAGTCATCGATGTAAGCAATTGCTTTCTCTTCTATCTCTTTATTCCATTTAGTTGGTCTAGCCATTATGCTGTCCTTGTATTTCTTTTCTTAGCAGTCATTGCCGCTTTTCTAAAATTCATTGCACTTGGTCTTTTACTGTTACCTTTCCTACGCATTGTCTCACCACTACCTGCTTTAATTCTTCTGCGTTTAGCGTGAATTCTATCGTAAAGTCCGGGTTTCTTTTTTTTCATATCATCTCCAATTAGTTAGGACACTCTTTCCACAACGGAAACCACAAATGGTTGGAAGCACTAAATGTAGCAACTATTAATGTATAAATGTCCTAGCAAATTAATCGTCTAACAAAAGTTTTCTCCAACCTTCCGGCAACTTTAACCTATATCCCGGTATCAGTTCACCATGTATGTAATCTATACAACTTGCAATATACAGACCCATCTCTTTAGTATTCATCTTAGTTGTAGATTTTAACCGCTTATGTGTCTTTCCTGCAACTGTCTCATATGTTACCTCTGTTAACTCTTCACGTAAATGCTTATGCATCACTTCTTCTGAACAAGGAAACTCCTTCCGTATTTGATTGACTATTGCCCAATACAGATTATTTTGTTCGATTGTTCTTGTATTCTTGTTTTCCTTAATTGTAATAACTGCTTCCTCTGCATTTGTCTCCTTAAAAAACTTTTTGACTTGGCTCTCTACAATCTGAGCTTTAGGTTTGTCTCGCTGTAATATTCTGCTTAATGATTCACTCACAATAAATAATCTCCTTAATGCTTCAGTCATAATTTAAAATTTTATATGCATAATTAAACAACAATTCTTTCTTTA